GATCGAGGAGGCGCGGCTCTGGCGCTACAAGACCGACCCGCGCACCGAGGAGGTCTTGCCGCATCTAGTGAGCGGGAACGACCACATCTGGGACGCGGTGCGCTACGCCCTTGCCCCGCTCATCAAGAAGGGGCCGAGCGTGTTTGTGGTTTGACGTCTTGCAACGTGCCCTTGCGCGGTTGCTTGCTATCGCGTACCCTTGATGGTGGCGAGTCCCACCCCTTCACTTATGGGGCGCACGTTTGACTGAACCGACCGAGCGCAAGCCGTTCCTCCGGCGCGTGAGCGATGCGCTCCGCGTCCTCTCGGGCGACGAGGCCCGTGCCATTGATGCGTCGCGTGATGAAGCCCGCGCCATCATCCCGACGACGTATCCTAACTTCCCCGGCGGACAGCAGCAGATGGCGCTCGTCCGCACCGCGAACCCCGGCGAGTACCGCTACGACGGCGCGACGGTTCGGAACCAAGGCTTCAACAAGCACCCTGTCGTCCACGCCTGTATCCGCGTCGTGGCCGACATCATCGCGTCGGTCCCGCTCGTCGTCCTGACCGAGAAGGGCAACTACGAGACCCGCGTCGGTGAGGATCACCCGCTGCAAAAGCTCCTCGACTATCCCGGTCCGCGCTTCACGGCGCGTCAGTTCCGGGCGCGGTTCGCGGTCGACTACCTCGGCTACGGGAACTCGTTCTTCCAGATTGAGCGTTCCGGCGAGAACCGGCCTCCGATCGGTCTGCGGGCCGTCAACGCGGAGTCGATGCAGCAGGTCTGGATCGACCCCGAGGGCGACCCGCGTCGCTACGACTACGCGAACTGGGCGGGCATCATCGTCAACGTCCCGGTCGAGGATATGCTGCACTTCCGCGACCTCGATATGGGCCGTCCGTTCGAGGCCGAGGTCTTTGGCTATCCCCGTGGCGCGACGGCCATCGGCTCCCTGCTCGCGGACAACGAGGCGACGCAGTACGTCCGGCAGGTCGTGACCAACGACGGGACGCCGACGTTCGCGGTGCTGATGAGCGACGAGGCCACGACCGAGGATGCGGCGGCGATGCAGGACCGCTACCGCGCCCGCGTGGTGGATCGTGGGAAGCGCGGGACGCCCGCGTTCTTCGGGGCCGTGCGCGACATCAAGCCGCTCGGGTTCACGCTCTCCGACCTCGAGTTTCCGGACCTGCGGCGGGTCTCGCGTGAGGACATCTGCGCCGCGTTCGGCGTCGACCCCCGGATGATTGGCATCGCGTCCGCGTCGAGCGACGCGGGGCTCTCCGGCATCCAGTACGCCGAGGCCCGTGCGCGATTGGTCCAGCATACCATCGAGCCGATGTTCTCCGCGCTTGAGGACGAGTTGAACCATTGGCTCGCGCCGGAGTTCGGTGACGTCTGGGTGACGTACGACCACGACAAGCTCCGCGACTTGGTCGAGAACGATACCGAGACCTCGACCCGTATCCGCGCCGAGTACGCCGAGGGGCTGCGGACGTGGGAGGAGAGCCGCACCGCGCTCAAGCTCTCGCCGCTCCCAGAGCCGACCGATAGCATCCTGAAGGTGGCGGGCCGCGATCTTATCCCGGCTGCGGTCGCCGTCATCGACCCCTCGACCATCCTCGACCAGCCGCCCGCGACGGACAACGAGACGCCCGCGCTTGGCGCACCGACGCCGAAGGAGGCGGTCGACGAGGAGCCGGAAGAAGAGGAGATGCTCGAGGAGGAAGGCGAGGATGAGGAGGGCGAGGAGCTCGACGAGGAAGAGGCCGAGGAGACCGAGGGCCGCGCCGAGCCTGTGACGGACTTCCCCGCCGAGGGCGACGACAAGAAGGTCACGCTCCGGAACTCGCAATGGGCGCTCTTCCCCGTCGGCGAGGCCGAGGCGTTGAAGGAGAACTTCCCCGAGCTCTGGTCGAAGGCCGGGAACGAGAAGGGGAACGAGCAGTTCCGCAAGCTGGCCCCCATCGCCAAGCGTGGCGGGGTGCCGGACGGCGAGGCCGAGGAGAACGCCATCCGACTGCGCGAGGCGTGGGTCGCTCGCCATCGGGGGGACTTCCAACTCAACGGCGTCATCGCTCAGGTCAAGTGGCTAGCGGTCGGTGATCGCGGGCTTGACCATATGCGAAAGGTCATTCGCGAGGCGAAGGACAAGCTCGACCGCTCGGAGCCCGAGATGGCCGCCGAGGTGATGGACGAGACGATGGCCCGCAAGCGCGGCCTCTGGGAGCGGGCGATGCAGGAACTCGACCGCACGGAGCAGACCTACAAGGCGAGCGCCGAGGCGTTGTTCCGCGCCGAACGCCCGAAGGTCACGCGATCCATCGCCTCCGCTGGCGACTTCGCCACGGCCCGTCAGCGGGTGCGCGAGGCATACCGCGTGAATGGGGAACTCGAGGAGAACTGGCGCGAGACCTACACCCCGCTCGTCGCCAAGACCTATGCGTTCGGGGCGACCGAGGTGGCCGGGGTCGGGGCCGACCTCAAGGCCGACGTGCAGGAGTCCGGGCTGGCCGGGCGTTCCGTCGCGTCGGTCCGTGAGGCGATTCGCAAGCGGGCCGCACGGCTCGCCGAGCTCATCGGGGACACTACCGCCCGCGAGGTCTTGGCGGTCATCGAGGCGTCGGAGCGGGCCGGACTGACCGTCTCGGAAACCTCCCGCCTTGTCGGTCGCGCCGTGTATGGCGAGGAGCGGGTGGATGCACGGTCCACGATGATCGCGCGCACCGAGTCCGCCGGGGCGCTCTCGCAAGGCTCGTGGGACCAAGCGCAGGAGATGGGCGACCTCTACCGCACGAAGGAGTGGCTCGCCTTCTCGGACGCCGAGACGCGGGAGACCCATACCGCGTGTATGGCGCAGGGCCGCATCGCCATCGACCAGCCGTTCACGAACGGCCTGATGTATCCCCTCGACCCGACCGGCGCGGCGGACGAGGTCATCAACTGCCGCTGTGTCTTGGCATATTCCGACGAACCCGTCTAACTTTCTCCCGTACGACCCGAGGATCTCCCGATGGCAATGGCGCAGCGCATCCCCCTGATGACCTCCCGCACCGCGACGGCGACGGGAAGCACGATTGAGGCTCCCGGACCGGGCGCGACGGTGCAGGCCGTGGTGACGGGCACGGGGGCGCTGACGGCTACGGTCGTCGTGCAGGTGTCGAACGACGGCTCCAACTGGCTGACGATCTCCACCCTCTCGCTTTCCGGCACGACGTCGGCGACGCAGGGGATGGCGCTCGACGCCCATTGGGTCTATATCCGCGCCGACCTGACGGTCCTCACGGGGACGGGCGCGACGGTCAACGTCTGGATGGGTAGCCGCGACTAATGAGCGACCGCTACCCGACGCCTTCGCGGACGGCGTTGCCGCTTGGGGATATCCCGAACTTGGGGTTGGCGACCACGTTCGGCGTGTTGCCGAACTTTGGCGCATTGTATGGGCTCGGGCGATTTGGCGGTGTGTTGTTTTCGTGGAACGTATTGACGGGTGTGGCTGACGGCACGTTTGCTCGCACCGGGAGCGCCACCTACAATCAGGACGCATAGCATATGGCTCTGACCGTCGCCACCGCGGGCACCGGGGTCGCCCGCACCTCGCACTACGTCACCCCGACGGGGGCCAGCGCCCCAATCCAGACGTTGCTCTTGGAGCCGCAGCGCACGAACCTGCTGGTCCGTTCCGAAGACTTTAGCACAACGTGGGCAATAACGGCGTCGTCCGTTGTTACAAACGCGACTACCGCTCCAGATGGCACCGTCACGGCGGACAAGCTACAGACCAATACAACGTCTGCGGAACACTCTGTGACGCAAAATATCACGTGGACGAATGGCACGACCTACGGCGTTTCGTGCTACTTTAAGGCCGCAGAGATTGGGTACGGGTTTATCACGCTCCCAACCGTGCCGTTTTCGACTATCCGGCGGAACTATATCAACCTGTCAACTGGCGCTGTGACATTGGCGGCCAGTACGTTTGGCGCGGCTGAAGCGTTGAGTAATGGGTGGTGGCGATTTACGGTGTGGGCAACGGCAACCGGCAGCACGTTGAGCACGTCTGTTCGCATTGGACTCACTACGTCAGATACCACGACCACGACGACGGGAAGCAACACCACGGATGGCATTTACATCTGGGGCGCACAGATTGAAGCTGGCGTGCCCTCCTCGTACATCAAGACCGAGGGGACGACGGTGACGCGGAACGCGGACAGCCTCTACTTCCCGTTTACCGTGCCACCGCAAGCGATGACGGTGTATGTGCGTGGGGTCAATGTTGGTGCATACCAGAGCCAGACAAACGCCGCACGTGTGTTGCACATTGGTGACATCAATACGGGAACCGACCCCCGCTTTTCGCTGGTGCGAAATGCTGGCGCAAGTCAGGTGCAAACACTTTACGACGATGGCGTGACACTGCGTTCCGGCAACGCTACGCCGTCGCCTACTCCCGTGTTGCGCGACCTCATTGAGCATCGCGGCGTGCTTTCGTCATCGTGGGTGCCGTCAAGTGGCATCAGCGTTAACGGCGGAGTCGAGCAGACGGGCACGACGACTGCCTCTGGCCCTGCAACGGCGTGGGCTAATCCGCGCCTCTATATTGCTGGTCACGCGGACCACGACCAGTTCGCCTACACACACGTCATTGTCGCCGCTGGCGAGCAGACGATGGCGACGATGCGTTCTCTCGCGGGGGTCGGATGATGCGTCCTTCGATGATTGTCACCCTCCCCGTCGCCGCGCTCCCCGAGGAGCCAACGGTGGGCTACGTTGTCCTCGGGGTCGTGGACGGCCTCGCCTACGTCCACCTCGCGCCGTATGCCGAACCGCAGGAGGTCTACTTCCGCGACGGGGCATTGAGCGCGGAGCCGAACGGCGGACAAGCCGGGGTGCTGGAGACGCCGCGCCCAGCGTTCGCGGAGGGGGCCGACGTGTTCTACGATCCCGCGCCCGCCGCGTTCCGGTGGGACGTGTTCGCTGACGCGCACCCGGCGCTGGCCGAATCGCCGGGCCTTGATGCCGAGGGCGCTCCGCTCCCGGCCCCGCTGATGCCGCACCAATGGTCGGGAGACTTCGTATGAGCAAGCCGGTCCGCGAGACCCTCTGGCACCTGACCGACGCCACCCTCGAGGTCCGCGCCGAGTCCGACCTCCCGCCGGGCATCGCTGGGCGCGTCGCGGGCGTGGCTCTGACCTACGAGGTCGTGGATAGCTACGGCACGATGTTCTCCCGCAAGTGCGCCAAGCGGTCCATCGACGGGCGCGTCGCCGCTCGCAAGGTGCCGCTCCTGATGGATCACGAGCGCACGTCGAAGGCGCACGTCGGGGTCATTACCTCGATGTCGGACGCCGGGGACGCGCTCGTGATGACGGCGGACGTGTTCGATACCGCCGAGGGCCGGTCCGCGCTCGAGTACGTCAAGGCGGTGCTCGCCTCGGGTGCCTCGACCGGGTTCTCCATCGGGTTCATCCCGCGGTCGTCGGAGATGGTGACCATCGACGGCAAGCCCGTCGAGCGGTTCACCGAGATTGAGCTCCGCGAGGTGTCCATCACCCCGATGCCTGCGGTGCCGGGAGCCGAGGTCGCGTCGGCCCGGAACGAAAGCTCCACCCCTGCTATCCCCGAGGAGGTCGTCGCCGAGCGCACGGAGACGGACCTGCTCATTCTTGCCGCTCGCGTCGCTCTGGATGCGCTCTCCGAGAGTGATCGCCACGCGGTGCTGTCCCGCTACCAGCCCGAGACCCGCTCCGAGACGGCCACCGTTGTCACGCCTGCCGTGACAACGACGCCCACCTCGACCGCATCGACGGCCCGGTACGCCACGTTGGAGGAGCGGACCACAGCGGTCCGTTCGACATTCATCGCTTGACACAGGAATACACGACAATGAAAACCCCGCTGGT